TCTTCTGCCACATTACTTGTTTGGGCTTCATCCATTGTTACCTCCGTTACAGCTTCTACATTTTCGAGTACTTCTTCACTAGATACTTCTGATACTTCCTCGAGTACTTCACTAACAACCTCAGTACTAGTCGCATCAGTAACTGCTTTATCAAGTTCATCTTTATCTCCACAACCTTTAACTTCAACCCCAATTTTCTTACAAACTTCTAATCCCTCTACAGTAAATTTCTTAGAAATATGACAACCAGGATTGGCTGGAACCGGTACAAGTGAAAGTTCGATCATCTCACATTTAGAAATAACTCTATCACATGTGCTTTGATCAATATTATATTTTTGGCAAATTTCTTTAAATCCAGCTTTACCTTTAGAATAAGTTTCTTGTGGTATAAATCCTAATGAAATTGAGGTTAAAATTCCTTCATCTACTAAAGAACGCATATCAGTTGCGAATTCATATTGAGTAGCAAAAGCAATCTTACCAAATAGTTCAGTGGAAGTTTTGTTTAATTCTAACACTTTAGCAATCGGGGCCTGTGATAAATCGTGGTTCCAGAGAACTACATTATTGTAAAATTCAGTTGAAATGCCATCTATTAAAATTACATCATTATCTCTATCAGAAATTTGAACCGATATTAATACTTTATAAATATTATCTGATTCTTGATTAACTTCTTTAGAAAACGCTTTACGTATTAAAACTTCACCAGTTTCAGGTAAAGCTTTAAAAAAGTTTTTTACATTTTTAAGCGGTAACGTTTTTGTATTCTTCATTATTGATTTTCCTCTTGTAAATTGGTTATTGACATTAATGTATAGAAGTAAGTGAAATTCTTACTAATAGTTATTTTCATAGCGCGTTTATTAATAGTTTCTAAAGATTGTTTCTTACCTTTTTTAACTTCTGATTGTTTTCTCTTAGTTTCTTCAGAATGTTGTTTTCCATACATTGGGTTATTTTCCCCACTATATTTACCAATTATTTTATTTGATAACGCACGTTTCTTATCTTCTGTCCATTTATTTCCAAAATTAGGGTTATCTTTTCCATAAAATCTTTTTCCATACATTGGGTTCTTTTCCCCATCATAAATACCATGTTTTGCTAAAGACATTTTTATTTTAGAGTCTGGTCCTATAATACCTCTTCCACCGCCACCACGTAGATTATAATTATCATCCCTTTTAATAAAGTCTTCATCCACTAAAAGTTCTTCTATAAAAAACGCTAATTCTGCGGTTTCTACATCATAAAGAATTTCAGATTTAAAATTTTCTTTACCATATTTTTCTAGTGCCCTCTTAAAATATAAACCACTGCCCATATAACCGTCATTTAAATCATCAGTGCAATGCACGCCTATATAAATCTTATTATTTATAAGGCATGTCCTTTTATAAACTATATTATGTTGCTTTTCCATTTATATAATTATACTCTTATTCAAGTCCAAGTTTAGTTCTTACTTCTTCTTTAGTCATTATTCCGGCATCAATATAAGTCTTATAAAGATTTGCTTGTTCAACTATATCAGTTTCGAGAGCTTCATCTGTTGCATAAGAAATAAGGAATGTATTATCATATTCTTTAGCAATAAGTTGACGTGTAAGTTGCTGACAAATTTGATCTGCCATAGGAAAAATAGTAAAGCGCATAAAGTTATTAATAGCTGTAACAGCCGTAGCTCTATTTGAATTAGAACTATCAAGCAAATCTATTGGAACAGAAAACGTGGCGCATATAGACTTCTTTACGAATTCATTAAGTTCTATAACCTGATTATCCTTCATATTTGAAGCAACACTTTCTATAGAAATATCCCCGAAACATACAGCGGATTTTCCACGATTATATCCAGAGAAACTCTCTACGAATTTATCTTTAATGCGTAATGCTTCGGTTTCATTCTTTTGAACATTTTTACAAATAATCAATGAGCTCGGGTTCATATGATTTACTAAAATAGATTGAACATATTTTTTGCTCTCCTCCGCCATTCCTACATCTATTAGGCAATCCTCTAAAACACCACGCCCTGCGATAATATTTCCAGCTGTTAGTCTTTTAATATGTATAATATTCTCAGGCAAATATGTTTTTGCTGCGAGACTTAGGACTAGTGGCTGGTAAATATATTGAGTTATGTTTCCTTCTTTATCTGTTTTAAGTGACATATATTCTGAAAATAATGGAATAAGATCAACAATTTGCCCCTTAGGGCCTCTTACAATTTCTATATAAGCATTACCAATTGAAAGTAAGTAAGCTGAAATTATGTAGAAAAATTCTGCGGTAGTATACTTCATATTTTCTTCAATTAGATTTATGAATGGGTGTTCAAAAATCTTAGATAAAGTATAATCGCCTGTAATAAAACTCTTATTTATTTTTCTAGAAATATTTAAATCTTTAACTTTTAATGATTTTCCTAAATATTTACCTGAGTTTTCTTTTTCTACTCTATAAAGGTAATATGGAAGAGTACTAATCTGTGTAGATATTTTTGTAATGCACGCGGAACTATATCCTCTTATATAGTTTAAGATGGATGCCGAATCACTTGGGAAATAATTAGTTGATGGAAGGTTATTTAATATAGAACTTATCGCGCCTGTCCATTCAACATTTACTGCTTTGGTCTCTATATTAGAAACGGTTTTTTTCTTTAAAAAATCAAACATTTTAAATCTTTCTTTAAATTAAGTCTTTTATATATGAATATAAATAGCATTACATGGTAAATACGAATACATTAGAATTACTAGAATTTTTCTCCATTAATTCGTTATTATCAAATGCGCAGATGGCATAACGCCAAGCATCAATAAGGTCCCAATCAGTAAGTTTATTAATCTTGTTAGTATCTTGATTTCTAACTGCTCCCTCTAGCTGGTTAATTAATCTAGAACATTTAGCAGAAAAGAATACTTTATCATCTGCTAATAAAGAGTTAACCTTTGCTATTGATCCTTCAATATCTTTAATTGATTTAACTACGGTCCATTCTGCATTTTCTAAATCAGATGCAAGTGCAGCATTGGCACTATCGTTTACTACGATATTTGTTAAATTTCTATATTGTTCTATAAATTCTAATATTTCTCTATGTGTAGTTTTCTTTTTCCCAAACTCATCTAAAACATAATATATAGAATCTTTTCTTCCAACTAATACTGCTCCTGAATAAGCGTTCTCACCACCACCGCCAAAATCTAATGAAAGTATAAAGTCTTCATATTCTGATTTATTCCATCCATCTAAATACTTAGTATGTTTATCTCTAGAAAAAGGATAAAAGACCTGGCTACCACTGTTTAACCATTCTCCGAGCAACATCTTGCGTCGTTCTAGTTCTGGTAGATTTTCTAGAGATTTTAAATATGCTTTAGGAAGATTTTCTTTATTTGAATAAGATGTAACAGAAATCATCTCTCTATAATTAGGAATAGACTTTTCGACAAAATATTTATATACCCATGATTGACGATTTGTGGGATTACAAGCTGAAAATACACCATTTGGTAAAGGATGATATAAACGGCATCTTTGTAATATTGAAAAATAATCAGATTGCTCTAGGTTTGTGACTTCGTCTATTGCGGCCATGTGGGCATTAATGGATTTCAACTTTTCACTATCACCTACTCCTGAAAGAATTATCTTAGAGCCATTGGTTAGATATAAAATTCCATCACTTTTATTAAAAGATTGTATACACTCTGGTGCAAGTAAAGGAGGAACCAGTTCTCCTTTAGAATTTATCTGTCCCTGAATTAAAAGCGGAAGTGTACTTTTTTTAAGGCTAGAAAGATGTAAGTGAAGCAATAGACAAACAGTATTTGGTACTTGTGCATATTTCATTACCATTAATACTAAAGCTGTTGACTTTCCAGCGCCGACCGATCCCGCAAAAAGAAGCTCTAGTAATTGTTCTCTTTTAGTAGGTTCTACAAATGAAAGGAATTTATCTTGATGCTTTGTAACGGTTATTATACGATTATTGTTTATCTTCTTAGATTTCTTTGATTTTGGAATCTTTTTTTTAGAATCCTTAATCATTTGTTCTATATCATTAAAGTCATCGTTATCCATTAGAATACTCCTTTTTCTTATAACCATTTGGATATCTTCTGCCTTTAGAACTATCAGCTATTTTTTTCTTAGTTTCATCAGAATGTTTTTTCCCCAATTTAGATTGCCTAATTTTTTCTTTTGTTATTTCTGATACTCCGCGTTTTTTATTTGATTCAATTATTTTTTGTCTATGTTCTTCTGATATAGTTCTACCTTTTTGAGCATTTGCCATATTTTTCCTGTGCTCTTCTGTAAATATTTTCATCTTTGCAGAATTACTCATTTTGTCTAAAGTTTCTTGTGAGTAAATATTAGTTTTTCCACTATTCCAAGCAGGTTTACCGGTTTTAATTCCTTTATTCCAAGCAGTTTTACCTGTATTGGCTAATTTAAGCTTTAACCTAGTTTCTTCTGTTACTATGCGCCCCTTACCGGCAATAGACATTTTTCTTTTAGTTTCCTCTGTCCTTTTTAAACCAGTTCTAGCAATAGACATTTTTCTGCGAGATTCTTCTGAATGAACGTACCCCCTATGAGATATAGACATTTTTATTTTTGCTTTTTCTGAATGTGGTCCATTAGCACCACCTTCTTTAATATTATATCCATTTTTTATAGAATCATATTTATTAATATATAATTTCTCTAAAAAATCTAATTGAACTTTATCAACTGCAGTATCAATTATTTCAAACGTAAAATTATCAAAGCCATATTTTTTTAATGCATTATAAAATTTTACCTGTCCTTTGCAATGCATTAATCTATATTGAGAATATCTTCTATCCCAATCAATAGTTTGACCAATATTAGATTTACCGTTTACTTTATTTGTAGCGGCATATATAACGCCATAAACCTCTTTATTTTCATGTATCATAGTATAATTATACTCTAAATGGAGCACAAGGTAAGGATCAAACTTACTACCCGCTCATTACAGGTGAGCCGCTCTATCAAGTGAGCTACTTGTGCATTATAAATTAATCTTTAGCAACACGAATTTCGAATGTCATTTTCTCAAGTTTTTTCTCTTCGAGTACAGTTTCTGGTAACTGCACTCCCATCCACGCGAGTAATTTGTCCATCGCTTTCATCTGTAAATCTACAGGCACAAAGTCTAAACCATTTTCTTTAGGAAATGCTAGCTTTGTATAGTAAGCGATAATATCTTGTTTTTTAAGTTTTTTAATTTTATTCTTCATTATTTTGTTCATTTCTCTTTAAATTTTTGGAACAGAGCTTATTTCTAGAAAAAGAGATGAAACTAAAATAAGATGTTCCTATTAAAATAAATAGCATTATTTTAAATAAATGTAAAATTTATAATAGAAAATGATAAATAGATATATGGATTAATATCATTTAACAAAGGAAATTGATGAAAACTACAGTAATTAAAAACAAACCTCTCTCAAATAATGCCTACAAGAAGATGGAAGGCTCAAAACTTATAGAACTTTTTAACCCGATGATTAAAAACCTTTTAAATAGATTTTCAGAACCTTACTACCAAGATGATATGCGGCAAGATCTTTGTATGGAATTATTAAAACTTCAGAAAAAATATAAGTCTACTAAAGGTGGACCAAGATTTCCATCATTTATTAAAATGTTTATGCTTAATGCCGCAGCTGAATCTAAAATGAGAAATGCACACTCTATATATACACCACCATCTACTATTAGAAAAATGAGAAAAGAAGAACGAGAAATAGAAATTCCATCGGTTGTAGAAATTCCTGAAGAAAGCCTACATATAAATTATCACAACCTTTATACTATAAGAACAGATAAAAAAGAATCACATTTATTTTCAACATTAAAAATTATCTTACAAAAAATTAGAGATAGCGATTTAATTGATGAAGAGAAACTTAATTTAAAAGAATATATTAGAAATTTCTTAGAAACTAATAGAGATAAAAAGCTTTTGAACAAAAAATTAAAAAAATTGTTAAAAGATACTATTTTAGGCTATAAATTTAATAAATAAGAATAAGGAGAAAAATATGAATAAATATTCAATTACAAATAAAGACGGTATAACTTTTACTAGAGCATTTATAAATGAAAATGTTCACATAAAATATTTAATAAAATTATTACACTTTTTTGATATAAATCAGTGTACTTTAAAAATAAATTAGGATATAATAGTAATATGATAATTAATGATAAAAAAGAGAATTGGAAAAAATGTTGTATTTACCTGTTTAAAAATTCTACAAACCCTAGAGTTTATATAGGTGCAACTAAAAATCTATTTAATAGAATAGCCATGCATAAACATTTATCAGAAAATAATCCATATATGGATATTCATAAGGCAATATATGAAATAGGGTGGGATAATTTTGAAGTAGAAGTTCTAGAAATAATAGAGGATTATAAACTTTTAAGAGAACGTGAAAACTTTTATATTAAAGAATATAAAAGTGAAGATCCTATTTTTGGATATAATAGGGATTTTAATATAAAAAGTAATAGACCCAAAAAAGTAGTAATATCTTCAGATGGAAAAGAATATAAATCTATTAGATATGCATCGCAAATAACTGGTATATCAGACAGTCATATTTGTTCATGTTGTAAAGGTAAAAGAAAAACAGCAGGCGGTTTTACATGGGAATATGTAGATTAATTTATTTTAAAGATATTAATTCTTTACATTCTTCACTTAGTCGTAAATTTATATAACTTTGTTCTAATGTCATCTGTAATATATTTACATTTTTGTGATGACTATAACATATAGAACTTAGAAGTAATGAAATTAAACCAATTATAAATATCTTCTTCATTATTTCTTCTCCGTTTTATGATCATTTTTAAATTCTATTAAAGAATCTTTAACTGCTCTAATATTTTCTTCTATTCTAGAATTAAATATAAATATTTGATTAATAGCAGAACATGTTTTCTCTTCTCTTTGTTCTATCGCTATAATACGTTTCTCTAACGCGATAGCATCTGCATATATTTTACCAATAGAAACTAAAAATGATATTACAGCTACAATAATTGTAAATGATATTTTTCCTGATAATGTAAATTTTGCAGTATTTTCGTCAGCCATAAATATTCTTTCTAATAAAATTCTATACAAATATAAATAGCACTATTAGAAAGAATATTTTGACACATATTTTAATAGAAGTTTAAATAATTACTTCCAGATAAAGTAGCAAAACTACCTGTTGGATAAGTTGATCCTAAATCATATGGAGTAATAGCTACGAATACGTTAAGTGTAGTATTTGGAGCACTGTTAATTACTACAGGCATACTATATCCAACATAATTCTCACCTTTTTGTAATATTGCCTGTCCAATATTTGTCAAACTAACAGGAACTTCTGGTGATGAACCTGTAGCCGTTACTTTTAAAGTAATAGGAGAGGTTCCTTTAGCAAAAGTATCCCATGTAGCAGCAGAATTTGCAGAAGCAACATAAGAAGCAGTTCTACCATATCCTGATCCATTTGTTGTAGCTGGAGGAGTTCCTGCCCAAGCATTAATTAAAAGTGAACAATCTATTCCCGATAAACTTGCAGTAAAATCAGTAATATCCATTCTTGTAAACGGTTTTTCTTTTGTTTTTATAACACCGTTACATATAGCACCAACAACATCAGAAGAAGTACCAGCTTTCCATGCTCCAAGATTACAAGAAGTTCCAGTTGTTTTAAGAGTGAAAGTATTAGTAAATCCCGGGAAAGCATTATAATGATAAAGAAGATTTGTAGTAGGAACTTCTCCACCCCATTGAGAGTTATTTTCACATATTGCTTGACCTAGATCTGTTGTAGTATCTGCATCAGGTGTAACTGCAGAAGCAAAACCTACTTGTACGTTTGCTCCGTCAAGTATACCAGCACCTTCTATATAATACTCTCTACTTGCACGATAAGAAGTATAGTCATAATTGCTTAAGATTATGTATAAGTAAGAATTATTTGCAGAAATAGCAGGAGAGAATGATAAGCTATAAGAACTTGAAGCGTTTGTTGCTGTAGCAACAGTAGGAGTTCTAGATGCTAAAATTCCTAGAGTAACACCACTTAAAGTTTCATCTGGAATAAATTCAGTACCTTCTCTGCATTCAGTCCATCCTGAAGGAGGAGTTGTAGCATTTGATAAATATGCCGCTACTCTTAAACCTGATGTATTAAATTTATCAGTTCCTAGAGATAGAGTAATATTTGTAGGATATTTACTTCCAGATATAGCATCTGCTGGAATTTTATAACGATAAGCTGCCATTCCCATATGACATACTTGTGTTCCTGCACCTGCACTTGTTGAAGTCATTTTA